GTCCCACACCTCTTGCGTTAGAGATGTGTGAATTATTCATGGGAGGGAAATAATTTTCTCCCAATAACGCGACCCTAGCATTTTTTTTAATATGATTCATAAACTACTTTTAATTGCCTGTCTCTTAGTATCTAGCCCCAAGGGAATAGATTCTAGCAAAGTCCGCCATGGAAACTTGAAGAACTTCACGGAGGGTCAGATAGTCCATACCATACAGTCCCAGAAAGTTTATCTTCAAATGTCTCCATACCAGACTATAATAAAGGAGAAAGCTAAACAGGGCACAGCTCGCTATGCAAAATTAATGCGAGATTGTACACGCCTATATAAGGCTACACTTGGCAAATCAGGGTACTCTCTGATTGTCGAAATCGATGGGGTGGATAAAACCCTCCATAAAACAGAGGACGTAACAAATAAAATAATTAGTCTTCTAACACCTGCCGAAAGGAGGAATAAAAATTATGAATCATTACTTTACACATTTTGATAGGCTCTTCAATGAGCTGCAAGGGAGCTTCGAAACGGAGTTCCAACCACAACAAGTTAAAGAAGCTTGTAGATTGCCGAAATACCCAGTTAGCAACTGCTACCTATCGGAAGACCAAAACTCACTACACTTTGAGTTTGCCCTTGCGGGTTACAAGGAAAAAGAGGTGAAGGTTATCGGGGGTAAGAACTCCTTTACTGTACGTGCCACAAAAAATGCAGAGGAAGACACGCGTTGCGTGCTGCACCGTGGGATAAGCGGAAAAGATGTTGATTTTTCTATTAATGTAGATGAGCAATATGACACTAAGAAAGCTAAGGTGGTTTATGTGGATGGGTTACTAAGCGTAACTATCCCAAAAGCTAAAGAGGCTCAGTCTGTTATGCTATTCGGTTAAATATATATTTGTTCTTTGGGATGGTCCCCGTAAAAAGACTAAACCCAGGAAGTGAAAGCCTCCTGGGTTTTTTATATTGTCTTGTTAAGTTAGACGTCCATCAAACTGAAGTACATTAAGTCCCAATCGCCTGCTGTCACAGGGGGAGACGTTCCATCATTGCTATAACGAATACCTCCATTAACTACTCTTGCGATAATCTGACGTGCAACGTTATTGGATAAAGTTGTGTTAAAGTTCCAATCAGTTGGAAGTCCGTCAATCTCAAATAAACCGTTTACGTATATTCGATTGTCTGTCTGAGCGACGTCCCCAGTTTGTGTCCAACGTCTTTCATACCCACCAGATAAGGTGTAAATCGCACCTGCGGTACCCATACCTGCGGTAGCAGTGGTAGAAGATAAGGTTAGTACATGAGCCTGTCTTGCATCAGCCGCTGTTGCGCATCCACTTGCCCCGGAAACAGAGCTAGTGGAGAAGAAATCCAAAGAGTCTTGTGCGTTGCCTACTACTGTAAGCTTTAATGCGCTTACGTTGCTAGTGGAAGGTAGCCAAGTACCTGCGTTTTGTGGCATTTCGACAACCTCGTAGAAGATAGCTATGTCTTGAGTGTGAGTCCAAGTAGTACCTGAACAGGGACCACTGGATTGGAATTGATTACCGCCACCAGCACCCGAGTTCGGTGCCGAGTAGCCAGTCAGAGAAGTGGGAGAGGGTGCTGGGATTGGTGCCATAATTTAAGTTTACATAATTATATAGTTCTCCCTGTGCGCTGAGTATATAAAGTTATGAAGAAAGTTGGAACAATTACAGAATCACGAATGACCAAGCCTGCAGAGTCAAAATCATACCCTTTAGTATCAGACACATTGTTTGGTGGTAAAGTAAAGATTGATGAGAACGCTTCGAAGGGTTATCCTAAGCAAGGGGTTAAAGGCGGCACTAAAGCCGCAGCTAAAATAGCTAAAGCTAAGAAGGTTGGCAAAGCTAAACTCTTGAAGGACGCAGATAAGGTTCTTTCCCTCGGGCAGACCGAGACACCAAGCCAAAAAGGTGGACGTTCCATGTCTAGTTACGCATCTGAGCGCGGTAACACCGAGAACCCAGGTAACGAAAAGGTTTACAACTCTATGACCGACGCTAAGGACCCAGATTGGATTCAAGATGCAGAAGAGGATATCAAGAAGCGTGGTACAGAAGGTAAGTGTACCCCTATCACCAAGAAAGGCTGTACTGGCAAAGCTAAAACTCTAGCCAAAACTTTCAAGAAGATGGCTAAGAAGAAGACATTAAAGAAGGAAACGCAGTATGAAGCATTTGGCGCTGCATTCAAACCCATGGTCGGTGGCGATGGGGACCCAAAAGGTAAAGGTTCAGATAACTCCAGCTCTCTAAAGCCCAAAGAGAAGAAGAAGCCTGGGGCAAAGCCTGTCGGTAACACTACCGCATCAAAGTAATGCCTTTAAAGCCAGGTAACTCTAAAAAAACAATTTCCTCTAATATTAAGAAGTTGAGTAGGGAAGGTCGTAAAAAAGACCAAGCCGTAGCTATCGCTATTAGCAATGCTAAGAAGACTAAGACGGAGAGCGTTTCTAAGCCTATTCCTAGAGGTAAGCTTACTGGAGTAGTACGAAATATACTGGGAGAGACATACGTCGTCCAGGGGGCTGGTGTGGGTGCTGATGGAAGGAGCTTTGAGAACGCTTGGGTAGTATCCAATAAGGATAGAAACTGGTTAGCAGGTAAACTAAAGAAAAGAGATAAAAAAGCTTCTCTTCAAAAGGAGATGAATCTCTACGACCTCGCCAAATTGTGCGCAGAGCCAGAGGGTGGTTACTTAGACCCTCATGAGATGGATAAAGAGTCTTACACCAAAGAGCAGCGTGAGCAGATGTACGGAGAAGAGAAATCTCTGGTTAAAAAGAAGAAACGCGTTCACGGTAAGTTACACCCTCATAAAAAGAAGGGTGGTGGCACTTGAGCTAAGCTCAACACACACTAAACCTAGTTAGGTTAACAGTTCCACTTACGTAAAGACTTATTGATACGGCTATCTGGGTCGTTTGCAGTTTTCTTAGAAGTATTACGCTTCTTCATCCCGCCCATACGCGCGCAGAACGATTTCCGTCTAGAGGCAGCTTTGCTGCCTTTTTTTAATTTCTTTGGGTCCTTGGTGACCGCAGTCTTTAGCTTGGACCCAGGGTTAGCAGCACGGTAGGATGCAACTCCCTTTTTGTTCAGACCACCTTCAGGGTTCTTCCCAGCTTTACGTTGCCAGGCAGCTGATTTAGCTTCCTTGAGTTTCTTTTTTAATTTTTTCTTTCTCTTTACAGGACGGCATGACCCGTCTGCATAAGCTTTCTTTCCTGGAGTAGGTTCATACCCTTTCCAACATCTCTCTTCTAGTTTTCCAATAAATTTCATATTAACCCCAATCCTGCGGGTCGTAAATATCAGCTTCCGCTTGACCGCCTGAATCTTCCAGTATCTCTGGCTTATCGCGTAGGACTCTCGCTGACGCTACAAGGTGATAAACACCGTATGCCTCAAATCCATCCTGCTGTACTTCAAATACGTCGTAGTAGACGTTCTGAAATCTTGGTTGTATTATATCGCCCGCAATTAAGGGACGACCAAGCCTGGCTTCGATATACGACTTATTAAAAGTGAACAACTGGTCGTTGGTCATCTCTATTCCAAACTCGGTCAGGTTCTCTTCAAACGCACGTGGGTCGTAATGACCTTCAACCAAAATAGGTTGTTGTCTCACAGCTTTCACGCGGTTTTCTCCAAACACGTCATCGAAGTTCTCATCAACCTCGTATTTGTAAACATACATCTCAGAACCTGACATTCGAATAAGCTCATCATCAATCATATTGAACAAGTCAATATCCGGGTTGTTCAGGTCGAACATCCGNAGACTGTTACTTGGAGGTGGTTCNGGTGGAACTAACCTCTTGTGATTTGCTTTAAATTCTTTACCCATTATATTTATAAATTAATCGCAACAATTGGCATCACCACTGGTAATCCCTGCTTCAAACGCCCCGTTCATACTGTTAGCATAAACCAAATCTACGAACGTTTTGTCATCTAACTTCCTACCGCCCATACTACCACTCAAGGTTACCGTGGCAGCCGTATTACGCTGTTGGGCAACACACTCGCAATCCCCTGTTATGTGCCATTCGTAGTGTTTAAGTCTTCGTACGGTAGCACTCTCTTTGTTCCACTGTGGAGTTGGACGCGCACCATTCATTATATCTTCAAACACTCCAGGGGTAAAGTTCGGACCAAACCAACCGCCATCTGCATCAAACGATTCACCATCTTCCCTCGTATGGGTATAGCTTTCCGGGTCCACACATATCGTCTTGTACTTGACTATCATTTCATTTGTGTAGCGGTTGCCCTGTTGCGATACCTTCATATCAACCTCACACAGGACAATACACCAGTTCCCATCAAAGTCTTTATCGAATATTGAGTTCGGTGGGGTAGTATTGGTAGTGGGTCTTGTAGCCATATAGTTATATAGACTAGAATGGTGACCAGATGATGCCTGGACCTATAGGATTATATGTAACAGTAGAAAAATCGCAATTACCTACAGCCAGNCCAAGCAATACAAGTATAAATAAAATTTTTATACGTTTCTTAAGATTTGGTGTCTGTTTCATTGCCTAGGGTTACGTGTACAATCTCAGACATGAGCTCTACTGGGTCCTTCGGCTCTTTCGTATCGACAACAGTCTTCAGAATAGATGCCAGCTGAGTTACAACTAGGGTTACAAGGGTCGCCGCCACTGCAATAGAGTCTGTATCCAATACCGACATTGAGAAGAGGAATGCAATCGTGCATGTACACAAATACAGTGCTCCGAATACCGCAAGATGTTTTCCGGCTCGTTCCTTAGCAGTCTCAGATGCTTTGATTGTATTAATCTCACCTTTCAGTTTAGATTGTAACAACTTTATCTCACCTGTGATTTCCGCTTTACGAAGTTGAATAGCCTCTTTAGTAGAACCTAGCAGCTTAGCTTCCTTAGATGCCCTGTCATCTGTTTCGGGTGGGGGAGGAGCAATTACCCCTTCTTCTTTGAGTNTTTGCTCCTCAAGCAGCGCAAGCGCTTCCTCGGGCGTAAGCTCAGTAAGCTTTACGTTCCCCTTTTTATCGTATGTTTTTTTGTATTGTGCCATTAGTTTTACCTACCTTATTTAGTACTAAGGTGTAACGTTATGACATTGAATTTCGACCAGTTCGGGA